GATGTGAGCTAATTGAACATGTACAGCCCAAGAGATTATATACAGAGATCGGTGCAGGAATTGAGATTAAAAATGTACCAGGATCAAAAGTAAGCATGTTGGTTGATGAAGAATTTTATTTTCATTGCGATGAAACCAAATTAAATAAGATAGCTTCATGGCTGTATGAGACAGATCGCCATGGATACCCGATTCTTGGAAATGCTTTGATCATTGGAGAAAAGTATGGAAATGCAGGAATTGAGTTTTGTGAAATGTCAGAAGAACAGTTTGATCTTGTCTTTCCTAAATTAAAAGAATTGGGAAAGAGGTTTAAAGATGCAGGAGATTGAGATTAGCAAAGGAATCAAACGGATCCAGTTCGATTCCTTTGATTCCTGGTTAAATGCAAGGCATGGGATTGGTGGATCTGATGCATCTGCAGTGTTAGGTCTTAGCCCTTATAAAACTAATGTTGATCTATACTTAGAAAAAATAGGACAGAGAGTACCTGCAGATATCTCCGGAGAAGATTATGTAAGGTATGGACATGATGCGGAGCCGTTGCTTAGATCGCTGTTCGCACTTGACCATCCAGAGTACAAGGTTGAGTACTTCGGAGACAACATGATCCGGAATGAAAAGTATCAATGGGCACATGCATCTTTGGATGGAGAACTAACCGATCAGGATGGTCGCAAAGGAATCTTAGAAATCAAGACAACTAATATCCTGCAAAGTATGCAGCGTGAAAAATGGAGAGATCAGATTCCGGACAACTATTACATACAGGTGTTGCATTATCTGTTGGTTACTGAATATGAGTTTGTTGGACTGAGAGCACAACTTAAATCAGTATGGCAGGGTCAAATCAGGCTGGAGACAAAAGATTACCATATTGAGCGATCAGACGTAGAAGAAGATATTGAGATATTAAGACAAGCGGAAGAAGAGTTCTGGCAGAAAGTCGAAAAAAGGCAACAGCCACATTTAATCCTTCCGGAAATATAAAAAGGAGAAATGTATGGAACTTAAGATATACAATCCACAGGAAGAGGGATTTCTGAAAGAGATTGACTGGAACTATGAAGAGTTAAAAACAGAAATCCAAGGAAAAGCAAATGATTACATGAATCTGGTTTATACAGCAGATCAAGTAAAAGATGCAAAAAAAGATCGTGCAAATCTTAATAAATTTGTGGAAGCTTTAGAGAGCAAACGAAAAGAAATAAAAAAACAGATTACAGAACCATATTCAGCATTTGAGAAACAAGAGAAAGAACTGATTGGTATTGTTAATAAAGCAATTACAAATATTGATACGCAGATCAAAGGATATGAAGAAGCAACAAGACAGGAAAAACTTGAAAAGGTCAAAGAAATCTATGCAAAAACAATCGGTGGACTTGCTGATGTAGTAACGTTTGACAAAATTTTTAAAGAATCCTGGCTGAATGTATCAACAACGTTTAAATCGATCACAAAGGAAATCACAGAAATTCGTGACAAGGTTGACAATGATTTATTTGTGATCAATGCAGACACGAGTTCCTTTGCTTATGAGATGAAAGAAGAGTATCTAAAGAACTTTGATCTCACTGCAGCGATTAACAAAAAACAAAAATTAGAAGAGACAGCAAAGCAGAAAGCAATATATGAAGAACAACTAAAAGAGGAAGAGGAACAAAGAAAACAACGATCACAAGAAGAAGCAAAGAAGGTAGTATTTGCAGGTAAAAGCACAGAAAAGCCAGTAAAAGCACAGAAGCCAGTGAATACAGGAGAAAAAATATCAACGATCACATTCCGATGTACTGTAAAAGAACATAACTTTAAAGAAGTTAACGCAAGACTCAGTCTAGTACAAAAAGTATGTGAAGAATTTAAAATCATAGATCCAAAGGAGAAATTATAAAATGGCAGTTGGAAACAGTTTAGCAAACAGACAGCAGAAAACAGGATTAACGGCATATCTTACAAATGATGCTGTAAAAAATCAGATTAATAATGTAGTCGGTGGTAAAAACGGAGATCGTTTCATTGCTTCTATTGTATCTGCAGTACAGGTTAATTCAGATTTACAGGAATGTACAAATCCATCAATCTTAAGTGCTGCACTACTTGGAGAGTCTTTAAAACTCTCTCCATCACCACAGCTTGGACAGTATTACATGGTTCCATTCAGAAACAACAAAAAAGGATGTAAAGAAGCACAGTTTCAGCTTGGTTATAAAGGATACATTCAGTTAGCGATCCGCTCAGGACAGTACAAAAAACTAAACGTTCTGGCAATTAAGGATGGGGAATTGGTTCGATTTGATCCACTGAATGAAGAAATCGAAGTAAATCTGATCGATGATGAGGAAGTAAGGGAAGAAGCAAAGACGATCGGATACTATGCAATGTTTGAATATACAAACGGTTTCCGAAAAGCTATGTACTGGTCCAAAAAGAAAATGGAAGCACATGCATTAAAGTATTCCAAAGGGTATGCAGCAAAAAAAGGATATACATTCTGGGAGAAAGATTTTGATGGAATGGCTTATAAGACAATGCTTCGCCAGCTGATCAGTAAATGGGGAATCATGAGCATTGATATGCAGAATGCAATGGAATCTGATATGGCGGTGATCCATGAAGATGGAACAAAAGATTATGTAGATACAGTTTCAGAAGAAAATATTGTAGCAGATCAGGATCTGCAGGAAGCAGTAGAGGAAACGACAGAACCAGAGAAACAGGAACCGCAGGAAGAAACAACAAAAGAAGAACCACAGCAGTTCTTTAAATAAAAGAAAGGAGCAACACGATGAAACATTTTAATTTAGAGGAGTTTGCAGGAGGGAAGCTTTCAGTACAGCTCAATAAGGCTTTAGAAAAAGTCACTGAAAACATCCAGGATCCCAACACAGATGCACAGAAGGTAAGAAAGATTAATGTGTCAATCTCTCTTCGTCCAAACGATGAGAGAAATTTTGTATCAACTACAGTTGAAACGAAGTTAAGTCTTGCACCAGAGCTTGGAGCTACAACAGCCCTGAGTATGGGACGTGATCTCCGTACCGGAGAGGTTGAAGCGATCGAGATTTTTAACCAGATTCCGGGACAGATGAGCGTCAATGATGTGATTGATCAGGAAGAGGAAGAGCCACAGAAAGCCTTTGATCCGGACACTGGGGAAATCTATGAACCAAGCAACAAAGTCATTGATTTAAGAAAAGCAAAACAGGCATAAACAGGAGGTACATAACAATGGATAACACATTTTTAAGAGAAGCAATGGAACATATAGAAGAATTGACAGACAGTGCAAGAGAGCCACATGTTGTAGAAATCGCAGGAAAGACTTATTGCGATAAATCAATGTCAAGATACGACAGAGAAGAAATGGCAGATCCTCTGACAGCAACAAGCCTTAATTCTCTGATCGATTATATCAGTGGAAAGAGTGAAGAGTTAAGAGAATCTATGATCATTCACGTAGAATCTCCAACAAGCGTAAGATTACTATCTGGTCTTACACGGGAAAGAAATCGAGAAGAATTATTCCGCGTAGGTACAAATCCAAATGGTTTTGATTTCGATCATTACTATGATCAGGAAGCGTTTGTAATTAATATGCAGACTGCCTTTAAACAGAGTGATGAAACAGAACTGATTCTTTCAGTTGCCGGAAACGTAGAAAATAAAACAGTGGCCAACTATGGAGATGATGGAGTCAGCCAGAAAGCTACGATCACAAAAGGCATTGCAGGAAAAGAAGATGTGATCGTACCAAATCCAGTAACACTTCGCCCATATCGTACCTTCCTGGAAGTAGAACAGCCAGAAAGCAAGTTTATCTTCCGAATTAGAGAAGGTTCTGATGGGCAGCCAATGTTTAAATTGGTAGAAGCTGATGGTGGTCTCTGGAAGTATGAAGCTGTAGATGCTATCAAGAAATATTTAACAGAGAATTTACCGGAAGAACTGTTAAAAGTGATCACGATCATCGGGTAACAGTTATGGAGACAGTTAGATTTACAGTCCCTGGTGCACCGAAAGGAAAAGCCAGGGCGAGAACTGTCCGTAGTAAAAAAGGTGGAACATTCTCATATACGCCAGAAGGTACTATGTTATACGAGAATTTGATCAAGTGCTGTTACAGGCAGGAATCAAACAACATCATTTTTAATGACGGA